TGGGTTTCTGCTGTTTGGTCTGTCGTCTAGGTTGCACTGCTCTTCTCTGTTGTCGAGGTGGTTTGTACAAAGCTAAAGCTAAGGCTGGGTTTGTTGCGGCTTGTCTGTTTGGCGCGTGTTTAGGCTTGTTCTGGGCCATTGTTTATGATTATTATCACGGGACTAAGATAAAGTTCTTACGATTGAAAATCATCCGGTAGTATGATGCAGTACTACCTCGATCTCGCCCGGGGTTTCTGGTTCATTACCATCCACCACCAGCGTCCATAGCTTGTTGGTAAAGCTCTGAAGGTTGGTTTGCTATTGGCCGTTTAGATTCAATATCTTTCTTAGCGATAGCAATGGTTTTCGCATCTTTCGGGCTACGTTCCGTTAATGAAGGTTTTGCGCTGCGTCGCTCTGGTCCTCCAGTACGTCGGGTTGACGGTTTTGGTTTTGCACTTGCGCGAGGTGCTGGTCCCTCAACAGGTTTTCTAGTGCTACGTTCGTTACGAGTTGAATAGCCACCAATTGTTGGCGTTGTTGAATTGCCCAGTTTTCTCGTTGGAGTCGCATTAACCTTAAGGTGTGGTTGCTTTGCTGGGGATTGGTCAACATGTACTTGGTTCGTGTCTTCCCGTTGTGGCGTCGTCGAGCAGGTAGAAGTGGTTGAAAGAATGTCGGCGGGAGTCTCGATATTATTAGCCGTCGTGACTTGGGCTGGTTTGGTGAGTGTTTCGGAAAAATTTCCATCGTGTATATCTACTGTATCCTTCAGTTTCGGTGTTGAAATCGACGGCTCAACCAATAATGGCATGTTTTGGGTAATTTGCTCAAGAGTAGGAAATGTGGAGAGATAATTGTTAAGGATAACAACTGCACTCTGATCAATTTTACTTCGATTAAGCTCATCACACGCATCATCTTCGGAGATATCATTTGGGTACTGCTCGTTCACGTCTGTGCTCAACTTAAAGATTCTTAAATCATCACGTTCGATTAAATCGATGTGTTTAGCGAGTTTGACGACGTATGTCGCGAGTTGACCTATGATAGGCGTTTGAGCGTCACTTTGGTAGAAAGCGCGTGCTTTCTCAACAAGTTTCATGACTGGTGTTACGTTTTGAGGTAGATGTACTGTAACGTGAAATTTTCGTACTTGGCGTTGTACGTCGCATGTAGATGCGGGATTGCCATACCAAACTTTGTCGGTATAAAAGCGAGATAGGAAGTTAAATCCTGGATATGCTCTATCCACTGTCTCAACCTCTAGTAGTTGTCCATACAAGGCGGCTGCTTTTATGAAAACTTCGGGTTCTAGATCTCCCGCGTAGGAGTCGTCCCCCCCCACCATCGCTAATGTACAAAGCCGTTTCCAAGCTTCATCTGATGTGTAGAAGGTACCAGTGATAGGATTTGTTGTCATCCGATAACCAGTGAACACCGTTCTTGCCGTAATGTCGCTATTGAAAATAGCAGTCTCAGGCGATCCGGATAGTCTTTGTTCGGCGCTATCATATTTGGTTCCGTAGGCTCCATAACCCCTTACATCATATTGTGATTCCATGCGTTCGAGCATCTTCTCATGATGTTTAGGGTGGTATGCCCGGGTCATCGTTGCTTTATTGATAGCTCTGTCTATCTCGTTGCAGTGACCATCCATCCTAGCGAAATCTCCTAGTGCCATTTTCTTTTCTGTAAGCTGACAAGCTCTAGCGGCGTGCTGAGCGATGGTTAAAGGTGTCTTCGAAAAAGCGTACCACGGTTGTTGTGCGTAAAGCTCTGCCATTGGGTAAGTGAACGTTGAGTATTCGAGCTTATCATTAGCATTAATCGTTGTAATGATTCTAGGATCATTAGGGCTCTCGTAAGTTTCTTTCTTGACAAAGGATTGTACAAGTTTAACAGGGTTTGTTGTTTCTCCTGTTATCAGAATGCGACGTTGAGTAGGTCGGCTTTGTCTCTGATAGACCTCATCATAATCAGCTGGATGCATCATATGTGGCTTCGGAATTAGCTTACTATTGAATTCTGCGATAACTCTCATTAGGAAGGGGGTCATTGTCACTACTAACTGTTTAATGTCAACAATTCGTGATGATATGCCGCGCGCTTCGTTTGGTTTCCCGCTCATAGGTGAGTAGGTGTCGACCAT